TAAGAACGACAAGTCAGATGTTGAGTCTGACGAAGAGGCTGGTGAGAAGAAGCGCAAGCGTGCTTCTAAGAAGAATACCGACAAGCCTAAGAAGGCACCATCTGCTTACAACATCTTCATCAAACAAAAGATGCTTGAACTCAAAGAGTCTGATCCATCTATCCCTCCCAAGGACTTGATGAAGGTGGCATCTACCTACTGGTCAAAGCTATCCGATGAGGAGAAGAAGACCTTCAAGGAAGCTCAGTAAAAAACAAAAAAATGTGAAAAAGATATCTAAACTATACATCTTTTTTACCTTTGTATATAGGGTATCAATTTTTACTGTTTTTGCAAAAAAATGACTGTCAATATGGTATAGACTATTTGACATACACGAGTTTATTGAAAATGATGTCTACTATGACCTCTGACTACATCACGATTGCCAAGAATACTGTTCTTAATTTGAAGAAGTCCAACCCAAACACTTCTCACCAAGATCTGATTAACTCTGTTGCTCCCCATTGGGAACTTCTCAATGAGAAAGAAAGGAAGGAAGTAATACTTTATGCTATTAAGACTTCCTTTATGAAGTTTGATTAAGTTTCATTTATCACCACTTAAAGTAAAAAATCAAAAAAACATATTTTTTACCCTTTGGATGTTTTATTTTTTGATATATAGATTTTTACCAATTTTTATCGTTTTGAAAAAAAAATGATTAAAGCATTAAAAAATGTATTTGACATACACAAGTGTATTAAGTCAATCGCAATCAAATGTCTCTCAACTCTAAGATCATCGAGAAGTTCTCAGCCATTATCCTTGAAGACGATACCAATCGTACTGTTACTGAGATGAAGAAGATTCTCGGAGAGGTCTACAAGGATGTTAAGAATGAGAAGGTTGATGTTGATACCGACTCTGACGACGATAACAAGACTAAGAAGCGCGGTCGTCCTTCCAAGAAAAATGGTAACAAACCCAAGAAGGCACCATCTGCTTACAACATCTTTATGAAGAAGAAGATGCTTGAGCTTAAGGAGTCTGACCCATCTATCCCTCCCAAAGATCTGCTGAAGGTAGCTTCTACCTACTGGTCGAAGCTCTCAGATGAGGAGAAGAAGGCTTTCAAGGATGAAAATACTGCAACTGAAGAATAAAAAACAATAAAAAATACAAAACGATAAAAAAATATATTTTTTTACTATTTTTATCAAAAATTATCAAAATAACAAATTACACTTATCTTTTAATATTATAACAACAATTTGATAATCAATATTTTGATTATGTTTGATATTTTCACAAAACTCCCAGTTTGTATCTGTCAACTTATCCTCGTAATATTTATACAACCTTTTAATTGCTTTATTAAATCCATAGTTCATAATAATGTCATATATTTGTTTTTTACTCATATTTTTAACATAATTATATGGGAAATCATATATATAATCATACAAGCTATCACCAGACATATAAGTCTTATTTTTCATATAATCATTCACATCTACAATATGAATGATTTCTAATACATCATTCAATTTTGTTTTGAAATTATCAATGTTTTTTTTAAGATTATTATCTTCTTCGTAGATTACTTCCATTATTACCAAAATAAAGCTATTATTACATCATTTTTTACCTAAATAATGTAAATGTTTTACACAAGATTTTAGATTTTGATATATGTTACTATAATAATTATATTTAATATCATTTTCATTACACCATTCTACAATAATTTTGTGTAACTTATGATAATGCACGTGAGAAATTCGAGGGAATAAGTGGTGTTCTATTTGATAATTTAGACCACCGTGAAAGAATCCTAATATTCTTCCACCAACACTCGAAGATGATGATACTTGCTCTATAGCCCAGTCATTTTCTTTATCTTCATCAAAAGTCAAAGAACAATCAGTTCCTTCAAAATTATGAGATATTATGAAGTTTATACCTAAATATAATCCTCCAATCGATATACTGATTAATATATATATAAATGTATAGATTGATGGATAAAAATATAATGGTATTCCATAAAACCTTATTAAAAATAGCAATCTAAAGAAAATACCAATATTTGCTTCTCTTCTTGCCATTTTACTTATATATGTACCACAATGTTTCATTACAATTAAATCATAAATCTCTTTGAAATGCCAAGAAAGAGGTAACAACAAAAAGAGAAACCAAGTATATATTGTTTGAAAATAATGATGCTGTTTTCTTTCTACAGTTTTATGTAATCTAATAGCAGTTGTTGTAACATCTGGATCATAATTTATTGTATTTGTATAAGGGTGGTGCATTAAAACATGATGGTGCTTCCAAAGCAGTGAACTCCCTCCTATCCAATCCTGTGTATATCCCCATAAAACGTTTACCCAAGGTTTACGTGATACAGCACCATGATTTGCATCGTGTTGTATACATAAACCAATAAGTGCCATTGTAATTCCTAATAAAATACTTTTGGTATATGTAAATCCATTAAAAATATTATCAAGTTCTAAATATATTTCAAACATCATTATGATAGTAGCTTTTATATACCATTCTATGGTAGCATATGGATATGGAATGGCTTTTGAAACTTTTGTCTTTAAATCTTGGAAAATTTCAGAATTTAAAATATATTTATGTTTTGGAGGATATTTTCTTTTTCTTAACTTAAAGTTTTCGAGAGCATCTTCTCTTATGTTTTTATGATTATGAATCATATAATAATGAACAGTAGCATCATTTCCTCCAAATATATTAAGCATCGTACTACCTCCAGGATGATGTTGTGCAAATCTTTCTAAATTATATACATTTTCTCCTATAATGACCTCATTGTATTTAAGTTCATCTTCTTTCATTTTTACATATAAAATATTTTTAATTCTTTATATATCATATGAAAAGAGTACATACGAAAAGAAAAATAAGAATTTATAAAAAGTTTTATAAAAATTAAAAATAATCTTTCGTATGTACTCTTTTTTATTATTTGTTAAAAATAATTCTACATATATTTCTCCCTTTCTTTAAAATCTTCAATGAATGCTTTTATTATTTCATATTTCAAAATAGCTATACGATTGCCCTTATTAGTTTTTATTAAAGACATTAGTTTATTAGTTCTATCCTCCATATTTTTAACAATATCTTTCATTTGTTTTTTGTCGTCTCCTCTTGTTCCATATAAGAAATATCTTGTAATGCCCACAGCGCCAAGAGATTCTATTCTATCAGCATCTTGAACACAATGAAGTTTCTTACAGTTTATTACAATTCCTTTTCCTTTTTGGCTAATTTCCTTTGATAAACTTACATTACAAGCTATTGTAATAACATTTTCTATAATATTATCATTAATTTTATTCTTGAAAAAACTTCTTAATATTTTTTCTTGAGATTCTAAATCATTTGTATATTTATGGTCGTTTATATCGTGTGTCAAAGCTCCTAACTGTATCTCAAATATATCATCTATAGTCATATTTTCACTTAAAGCAATTTCTGTAGCAATATTTTTTACTCTTTTCACATGATTATAATCGTGTGATTCATCGTAATTTTTCATAATATTTTCTACAAACCTTTCAGTTTCATTAATAATTTCTTGTTTATCAATGGTAAACATTGTTAAATATAAAAAATAAAGTTCTATATCATTTTTTACTTAATACATATGCTATCTAAATAACTTGTAATATTTTTTGGTTCTATGTAACCATTTTTTTTCTTATTATATATTTTATTTACAATCTCAATAGTTTTATTATCATCTGACATATTTAAAATCATATCTCTAATATTACTCTCATATACTACCAAATCTCTTGACATTTGAATTGATGGAGAATAAACTCCTTGTGAAAATAAAGAAGCTGATATTAGACCAGTTATAAGAATTGTAATTATCCACATCATAAAAGTTTTTCTTAATAAGGACCAATTCATATTATGTCTATTTTCTATTATACTAAGACCTATTTCTGCACCAACTACACAATGTGTAGTAGATATAGGAATACCTGATATAGAAGCAATTAATACTGTCAATGCAGTTGATAATTCAATGCAATATCCTCTTGATGGTGACATTTTACAAATATTTACTCCAATTGTTTTCATTAAATTATATCCATATGTAAATAATCCAATAACTATACCTGCTCCACCCATTGCAAAAATCCATTTTGGAGCATTTGCCTTAGTTGACATAACCATATTTTCATATACATACAAAATTCCAATAAATGGCCCGATTGCATTAGCTACATCATTGGCTCCATGAGCAAATGCCACACAAGATGATGAAAATATTTGAAGATATCTGTAATGATTTTCTATTTCTTCATCAAATTCTTCTACGCCTTCATGAATCTTTTTAATTTCTTCTGAAGTATTTGCGTGAATATCATAATTTACACCATAAGTAATAGTCTTAAAAACTTTTTTAAATAAACTTTCTTTACCATTGTTTTCAATATGAACGGATTCGACTATTCTTAAAATAGTATCATCTTTATTTTTTTTGAATTTAGAATATACATATTGTGCCATACCTGATAATACAACAGCTCCTATTGATACAAGTGATGATACCCAAGCACTCTTATTTGCATCCCAATTTAATTCTTTTTTTCCTCCTTTATAAAAAACAAAAAAGAAGTTTATAAAGAATGTAATATATAACAAAAATGGAGAAACTACATATAGATATCTAATACTGTTTTTCCTATTTATAATCAATACCTTGTTTAAAGTAAATAACAAACTTGATAGTATACCAGATATAATAGGTGAAGTAAACCAAGATATAATTATAGGAACCAATCCTTTAATATAAGGAAAAGAATTGGTTTTATCTACCCAAACAATGGATTTATCCCCACCATATACAAGAGAAAAACCTGTTACTGCACCAACTATAGAGTGTGTAGTAGAAACTGGCATACCATTATATGTTGCAATAAATAACCATAATGCAGATGATACCAATGAACATAACATACCATATGCAAAAAATTCTGGTTTATCATAAAATGTTTCAGGTCGTGCTATACCACTTGATATTGTATCAGAAACCTCTCCTCCCAAAATAACGGCTCCAGCAAACTCAAGCAATCCTGCTAAACAACATGCCTGTGCGATTGTCAAAGTTTTCGCCCCCACTGATGGACCAAAAGAATTTGCTACATCATTTGCACCAATAAAATAAGATGTTACAAAAGAAGTTACTCCACCTGTTATAACAATCCATTGGTAGTCATACCACATTTTTAATTCAATACTTAATTCTTTTTTAAGTACTTTATATAGGTAAGCATATGACAAAAGAATGTCCTCCTGATAAAGTCTTGAATCCTTTAACAAAAAGATGTATTAAAAAACCAAAAGAGGCAAAGCTCAAAGAATGTCCTCCTGATAAAGTCTTGAATCCTTTAACAAAAAGATGTATTAAAAAACCTAAGGAGATTAAACAAAAAGAATGTCCTCCTGATAAAGTCTTAAATCCTTTAACAAAAAGATGTATTAAAAAACCTAAGGAGATTAAACAAAAAGAGTGTCCTCCTGATAAAGTCTTGAATCCTTTAACAAAAAGATGTATTAAAAAACCTAAGGAGATTAAACAAAAAGAGTGTCCTCCTGATAAAGTCTTGAATCCTTTAACAAAAAGATGTATTAAAAAACCAAAAGAAAGTGTCAATAGAAATTTAGAATTATCAAGAATACATTCTCCTAAACAACATTATTTTTTGAGTGATTTCATAAAAGATAGTAAAAAAGAAAAAATATTCAAAGAATCTCCAAAACTGTTAGACAAACGTCTTAGTTCTTTAATAAAATTTAAAAAAGCCAAAATAGTGCAAAGATTTATGAAAAATAAATTGATTATAAAAAGATTTGACATAGATAGTCGTATTAAATATTACAAATATATCACATCTTTTATTAATAATATAAATGATGAATCTTGTTTAAAATCAAAAATATTCATATGGAAAAATAATAAAGAAACTCATGGATATACAATCAATGATGTAATTGATTTAGAAAAACAAATAGGAACAGAAAGTGCAAACGCTGTTATATACAAGACATCTATAAAAAATATGATAGGTACAGCCCCAATTGCTGCTAAATTAATGACGCATACTTCAGATAATTTAAAAGAAATATCTATTAATAAAATGGTAACAAAAGATTTAGTTCTCAATAAAGAATCACGGCACTTTCTGATTACCTATAAAGTATTAAAATGTTTTTCAAATAAATTATTGAATAATAGTTTACCAAAAATAATTCAAAAACGAAATTATTACATAACATTAAATGAATTAGCACATGGTGATTTAAAACATCTTGTAAATACAAGAAATTTATTATCCGAAGATGAAATGAAAAATATATTTGTACAAACAATGTTATCAATTGCTACATTTCATTGTTTAAAATATGTTCACAGAGATTGTCATTGGGGTAACTTTTTATATCAAGAAATAAAAAATAAATCAGGCGTATATCATTATAAAATAAATAATGGTGATTATTATGTAAAAAACTGTGGATACAACATAATGATATATGATTTTGGATATGCTGAAAAACACAGTGCATATCAAACATACAAACCTGAAAGTGAAGATCTTGAATATTTAATAGATGATTATATAAGAGTTTCTTGGGCTTTTAAAAACATGAAATGGGGAGGTTGGAGTGACCATTCTGATTATCCATCTGATAATATTTCTAAAACAGTTTCATCTTTTACTAATAGTTTAAATAAATATTTGCGACATAACTACGAATTAAATAATAATAAAGAAGACTATACTCTAAATAGTTTTATATCAATATTACGCGGATTACTAATTTTTTATTTCCCCTCAATTATTAGCAAAACAATTCCAAATGGTGAAAATATTATCAATATACATCCATATTCAATTGATATAAACCCTTGAAGATTTAAAATGGCACAAAAAGAACTTTATGCCATTTTAAATCTTCAAGGGTGTAAATCTCAAAAACAAAATACATATATAGAATTAGACAATTTGTCTAAACGCATTTATTGCATTTTTTGCACTCTCTTTATGGTCTATTATTTTTTCAATATTTTGATATTCTGGATTCCATTTATTTATATATTCATGATCTTTATCAAACTTTTTTGCCTGTAAATCTGGATTAAATATACGAAAATATGGTTGGGAATCTGTTCCAGTACTTGCAGACCATTGCCATCCACCATTATTACTTGCTGGATCATAATCAACAAGTTTTGTGGCAAAATATTTCTCACCCCATCTCCAATCTATTAATAAATCTTTCGTTAAAAACATTGCTGTTATCATACGTACTCTATTATGCATCCATCCCGTTTCATTAAGTTGCTTCATACCAGCATCCACTATAGCGTATCCGGTCTTACCATCACACCATAGTTTGAACATTTCTTTGTTATTATTCCATTTAATATTATCATATTTTATTTTAAAAGAATTTCCTAAAACATCTGGAAAATGATATAATATATTAGCATAAAACTCTCTCCAAAACAATTCACGTTGTAACTCTTTATTACCTTCGTAATTATAAAATACTTCACGTATACTAATGCAACCAAATTTGATATATGCACTGAGTTTTGTAGTTTTATCTAAAGAAGGATAATCTCTCATTTTTGAATAATCATTTCTTTTGATTTTCATTCTCTCAAGAGCTAATCTTCTTCCACCATTTACAGCCAGATTATCATTTTGTATATAATATTTCTTTTTATCAAATGATGAAATATCTTTTATATATTTTATGTTATTTTTTATTATAACTGGTTTTTCTACTTTCTGTAAAATACATTGTTTGTAAAAAGGTGTGAATACTTTATATGGCTCATTATTTTTGTTAACAATCATACCCATTTTAAATAATGTATAATCTTCTTCGGTAATTAATTTTATGTTCTTTTTTTTACACCATTCTGATATTATATTATCTCTTTTAATTGCAAAAGGAGAATAGTCTAAATTGTATGCAATAGTTGTGATATTAAATTGTTTAGATAATTTTTCTAATACGGATATATCATCTCCTTCGAAATAATTAATATGAACTTTTTGTTCCAATTCTTCAAGACTTTCTATCATAAACTGGACGCAATTATTGCTAAAATATTGATTAAATTTACTGTAAATTTGTTTAGGATTAAAAATGAACAAAGGATATATTTTTTCGTTTTCATCGGAAGACATTAGTTTATTAAAAGCAAGATTGTCTTCTATTCTAAGATCTCTTCTAAATAAGAAAATTTTAATGTTCATATATGCTTTAAAAATAGAATATATAAAATAAAGGAAATTATATCATATATATTTTTTTTTCAATTCATATAATAGGAAGAAGAATTAATCATGGATTTAGTAAGAAGGGCGTATGTTGGCGAAAAAGAGAGAAAAGCAAAAAATGCAAAACAATATATTTTAGTGCGTTCAGCTTTAATTGGAAAACAAAAAAGAAATATATATATCAAAGATTCTAAAGAATATATCAAACACAATGGAAAATATGTTCAATTAAAAAAATATATGAAAAATATGATTGATAAAGAAATTTTACAAATAAATAAAGAAATAGAAAAAACTAATCCTTGTAAGAAAGATTGTGCGGCTGAAAATAAGATTTGCAATAAGAAAACACATAGATGCAATAAAATAAAAGAAGAAAAAGTACCTAAGAGAGTTGCTATCAAGAAGCAGAAAGATGCTGAAATATATGAACATGTATTCAAGAAACATTTTTTAAAACATTATGGATTCTGGGTAGATGAAAAAAGAATTCATGATATTCGACAATTGGAAAGAAAAAATGAAAAAAGCGCTTATGATGAAATATTGAAAGATGCGAAAAATGCATGGGATCGTTCGCATATAAATATGGATAATATTGGGAAAGAGGATTTCTATAAAATGGCAAAAGGATTAATTAAAAAACACAAAAAACCATTAAATGAAATGACACTAAGTGATGTTGATAATGAATATTATGAATATAATAGCCTAAAACGCAAAAAACAATTAAAAGCGGATCTCAAACTTTTACATGAAAATCCCACATTGTATGCGAAAAAATACCCCCAATATTTTAAAAGCAGTAGCTAAACAAAGACTACAAATTATTTTTTTTACCGTTTTCCACCATAGTTTAGGGTTTCAATAGTAGTCAAGTATTGAAATAATATCATATTTATCGATAAATAACAAAAAAAATGATATTCAATCTTAATTAATATATTATCATTTCGATGAAGATAATTAACAAACGTATTAAGAAGAATAAGGATACCAATAAGATTATTTCTCAAGAAGTAACAAAAAAGCAAAATAAAAAGGTAAAGAATCCCGAACCGGTGTCAGAAAAAAAGGTAGAAACTCCTGAAAATGAAATAATCAACATTCCAAATATTCTTACAAATGACATAGAACTGTTTAAAACACTATTTGAAGAATTTAGAAAAGTAAATAATATCTCGCAGCCATCAGAAATCAATAACTTGATCGAATGGCTTCAAGTAGATAAATTTATCGAAGGTTATGTTGCTGGTCTGAAATATATTAATAAAATGGAAAAAGTTATTTGCGAATATGGTATTAGTAATTCAATGATTTTGCTAATTGATTATTACATGGATGATATTTACGATGGTCTATTTGATAATGAATATCTTGCCTTAAATCAAATTAAAAAACAAAGTGATGCAAATAATAATTATGACATGTGCCTTTGTATTTTGAGGAAAACAATAGGTCAAAAAATTAAAAGAAAAATGATGGGGTTTTAACATGGCTTAAAAGTATTCTAACAAAATATAGATAATGAAATGGTAAAATATAGTAAAAAAATCACACACTTGATATTATCTGATGGGGGATTTAAAGGATTTGTATATTTAGGTATTTTAAGATTTTTTTACATTCACAATTTGATAGACAGTATTAAAAATATTTCAGGAACATCAATTGGAGCTTTGTTTGCAGTTATTTTTGCATTAAAAATTCCAATCGAATACATTGAAAAAGAATTTTATGAAGTTTTGGAAGAAGTGCGGGATAACAAAACATGTTTTATAGATTATAACTGTTTTCATAATTTATTTATAGAAAATGGTATATTATCATTAGATTTTTTAATAAATCCTATAAAAAAATACTTGAAATCAAAATATGAAATAGATGATATTACTTTTATAGATTTTATTAAAAAAACAGGTGTAAATATTTATATAAATTGCACTAATATTAATACAAATACTAACAAAGTATTTTCAGCAGACGATACTCCTAATATTTCTGTAATAGAAGTTTTAAGAGCTACTATGTGTATCCCTATTATATTTAAACCTATAAAAATCGATGATGAATACTATATAGATGGTTGTATAAATCAATCTCTTACATATTATCATGATACCTTTGGAGAAGTTCCAGAACATAACAAACTATTTATATATATAAATCCAAACATTTCAAACATTACTGACTGTAGTTCTTCAATAGAATATATTAAACAAACGCTAAATATAATGTTTAACTATAAATTCAAAAAGACAGAAAATACAAAAAAAGATTTTATTTTGACATTAAATGATATTCCATATGAAGAAGCAATGAAATTTCATATTACAAAAAAAAACATCAAAATAAATGTATCACAAGAAGATTTGAATAAATTAATATTAAAAGGATTTATAGATATATCTGAATATATGAGTAAGTTTCTTATAAATGAAAAATCTTCTCAATAAACAAATGGTACTAAAACAAAAGAAAAAGTTTGGAATGAAGATTCAAACACAGTCTATTACATATGAAGAAGTACATTTTAGAGTATTGAAGATTATTTCATCACAATCTAACTATGATTTGATAAACAAAGTATTATTTTATATGTTTTACTTCATTGATAAAGATTATAATAATATTCTAACAAATATTACATCATTATTACAAAACTATGATATGAATAACCTGTTTTGTTATTGGGGTTCTAAGGAACTGCCATTAATTTTAAAAGAATCTATCTATGTCTTCTTATGTAATTTAAAGGACTATATTGAAAACTATTTTAATATTAAAACAGAATTAAATCTGTTTTGTAAAACAGTATTTATAGAATGTATCACAAAAGAAAACAAAGAGCAAATAAGTTATGAAAAATATAAATATTTTCATTTAACAAAACTTTTATTGACATTCAATGAAAAGTTTCAAATATTTTCAAAATTAATATACATTTATGATAATATATGTAAAGATAATGTAAGGGAATATTTATTTGAAAATGAAAAGCATTTGAATTTTACAATTTTTATAAATTTAATTCATAAAAAAGAAGAATATGTGGAAAAACTTGCATATAATGTTTACAAGTTTATATTTGATAATTTAACAACAAAACAATTAGAAAAAATAAAAAAAATTTCAGAACTCGTTAAAGATAACTTTGCAATTGTGGAAAATATAGCAGATATATTCAATAAACATCCGCAGTTTTTCAAAAGGGAAATCAAAAAAATTCTTCTACAATATAACTCTGAATTTTTGTGTAATCAATCAATATTCAATAAAAAGTTTAAAAAGATATGTATGGTTGTTCCATATAAAAATAAAAATAAATATCTTAAAAAAATTGTATATAATTGTAAAAAGTTAAATATTGATATAATAAGATTATATAATTATATTAAAATACTGAGTTGGAAAACAAAATGATAATCACTTAAAAACAAAACATATTAAACTACATAATAATGCTGAGTAATCATAGACTTATTACATGTACTTTATTTTTTATTACATATGTTACAAATATCAATTCATTTTCACTAAATAGCCTTGTACTCAATCGCAGAGATTTTTTCCAAAAATCGGCATCGGCATCTGCATTTTCTATGGTTCCATCTGTTTTTAACCAAGACAAGCCTATTTGTATTATCGGTGCAAGTGGTGAGACAGGAATTGAATGTATTAAAATTTTATCAGAAAGAAACAAAAAAGTAAGAGCTGTTTCAAGGAAAGGAGTTGAAGGTAATAAAAATGTTGAAAATATTCAATATGATATTAGAAATGCAACTGGGCTTGATAATATTATTAGAGGAACATCTTCTGTAATTTTTTTAGCAAACGGAAAAAAGAAGCCACAGTTTTCCAGGAAATATATTGAAAGTAGTCAGACATATGAAGAGATTGATGTATCTGCTCTTACTAATGTTGTAAAATCATGTGTTAAAAATAACATTAAAAGATTTGTATACGTATCGGCTTCTTGTAAATCTTGTATGATTGACCCAGATACAGCAGTAGACAAAATCAGTGGAATTGAATGTGAAAATTGTCGTTCAAAACAAACAGGAGAAGGAATTATTAGAGATATATATTCTTCTGTGCATTCAAGTGGTAAAAAGATTGACTATACAATTATTAGAGTTGGCTTTCTTATTAATGGCGATAAGAGAAAGATAAATGAGATCGAGATTAATCAGGATTTCACAAAATCTGGTATGTTATCACGTGAAGATTTGGCGACACTTTGTATAGATGCAATTGATATTCCAAAAGCTGGGGGGAAAACAGTAGAAGCTTATTATAAAGATACCACCCAGCCCTTTGATGTCAAGGAAAGCTTGGATAAATGCACGGGTCTTGGTAAATCAATCGAGGAATGCTTTTTCGGCTCTGAATACAAAGATAAGAAACCCACGGATATGGAAGAAGTAAGAAAAAAACCAATTAAGGGTAGTTTGTTTGCTACGGGAAATGAATATTTAGGCGAGGAATTGATTGAAATGTTTGAAAAAACTAAAAGCGATAGTGAAAATAACTTTTTAATTACAAAAGAAAGAAAAAAAGATTTGTTGGAGAACTTTGATTCTTCTGATATTATGTCAATTTAATTTTTATAAATTATTTTCTTTATTATTTAGTATAAATGCTAAATGATTTTGTCTTGAAAAATAACAAAAACTCCGACGAGGCCTTTTATATAGTTGATCTGGCTAAAATTGAAAATGCCTTTAACCGTTGGAAAAAAAATCTACCAGATGTACAACCCTATTATGCTGTAAAGTGTAATCCCGACCATAAAATCGTTTCATTGTTATATGAAATGGGATGTAATTTTGATTGTGCTTCTAAACCTGAAATGGAACAAATTATGAGTATAGAGAATGATTCTTCGAGGATATTATTTGCTCACCCATGTAAGTATCCTTCACATCTTGAATATGCAAAAATGAATCATATAAATCTCATGACTTTTGATAATGAAGAAGAATTACATAAAATTAAAAATTGCCACCCCTTTGCCGAACTTTTACTAAGACTTGCTGTAGATGATTCACAAAGTATGTGTAAATTCAATAGTAAATTTGGATGCAGAGAAGAAAATATATCATATTTGTTAAATATTGCAAAAGAACTTGGTCTTAAAATTGTTGGATTTTCATTCCATGTAGGTTCTGGATGTAAATCTGCAGAAACATATTATGATGCTTTAAGAAGATGTAAAGAAGCTATGGATATTGCAAAATCTTTAGGATATCAAATAAGTGTTATAGATATTGGTGGTGGGTTTGTGGCAAAATCAGATGATTCTGTAAATTTCGAGGAAGTTGCTGAATGCATAAAAAAGGGAATTAATGATTATTTTCAAGACAAATCAATAAAATTCATAGCAGAACCTGGTAGATTTATGGTACAAGAATCACATAAATTAATTTTGACAGTGATATCAAAAAAGAAAGAAGATGATAAGTTTATATATTATTTAAACGATGGCATTTACGGTTCATTTAATTGTATTATATTTGACCACCAAAATCCATCAATAATCCCATTAAATGTAAATTCTAATTCCGAACTATTTGAATCAAAAATATTTGGCAACACATGTGATTCAATGGATGAAATATCCAAATCTGTGATGTTACCAGAACTTTTCATAAATGATAGTTTATATGTAGATAATTTTGGTGCATATACTACATCAGCTAAAAGCGACGGATTCAATGGATTTAAAGTAACTAATAAGGTGTATGTTTAATTAAAACAAAAACAAATAGTAAAATTCTGAAAGTCAATAAAAAACACAATATAAAAATGAACTGTAAATACAAAAGAAGAATATTGAATAAAACTACTTAAAATACTAAAACTTTATTTTTTAAATATTTCTCTTGATTGATGTAATATTTTTTAAAATGAATTATAAATCCAATATACTGGTCCACCTGGAACCTCTCCACCACTATATGAAGCATCTTGGTTATTAAAATAAATTTGTAAATAATTTTTTCCATTCTCATATATTTTATCTAAATTAAATACATATGTTCTATATCCAATATTAAAAGTATACCAATATGTATTTGTATAAAATGCTATATTTAATGATTGATCATTTACATCAACAAGTAATTTACCCGTACTCATATCGACTTGAGGAGAATATACCATACCCCATATATCACCTGACCATGATATTTTTCCAAAATGGTCAAGCCAACGTGATTTTAATGAAAAAAAAGTTAAATTTCCCACATACATATGTATATGATCGGCATTGTTATAAACATCATTATATATAGGTAAATGAGTGTCGAGAGCATGTAATGGTATTAATTCTTCCAGAGGTATCTTCAATAAAAGTACTGCTCTATAATTTAGATCATTTACTTGACCTGCGCCTGTTCCATAAATATTTACTTTATCAGCAACTATTGCAATACCAGAATTTCTTTTACTTTTATTATTGATTTTAAAATTTCCTTGATTTCCAGAATATAGCTCCATTTCACCTATTTGACAATACTCTGTAACAGTGCTATGTATTTTGTTAATTACAATTACATAATATCTATAAGATGCATTATTTTTAATTATGTAACTTGTTAATTGAACACCTGTTGGATTAGGATCCTCTCCTGTATATATAGGTGTCCAAGATGAATGGTTTATATCATTATAACAAGCTTGGTTATTAGAACCATATATTTTGAAAGATTTTGGTTTTCTAACAAAAGAATTGTCGCTTCTTGAAAATATATTTAATTTTTTTAAAACAATTGATTCTCCCAAATCTATCATTAACCATTCTCCAGGATAATCTGATTTATTATAAGTAGAATTTGTTCCATTTATATAACTTGCAGAGGACGTGCACCAACCCCATGATGAAAAATCACCTGATCTAATTACACCATCAAATGATCTATATACATCATAATCACCATTATGATTATAATAAGAGGAGGCTTTTACACTAACTGTTGCGTTACTATTTATCCCAGAGTAAGTTAATGTATTGGCAGACATTCTTTGTCTTGGATATTTAATATAATCAGAGTTATCAATATTTATGTCAAACTCTTTACAATCAATAATATTATTCGTATCGTCATAAATATTTTGTAAACTACTTAATTTAATATTATCACCGAAACTCATCTAATAATATATTATATTTTAATTACTTTGATTTATACAAATAAATAAATGAAAAAATAAACAATTAAATTAAGGTCTCAATTGAGGAGCCATATTTTTTAGAGGAATATCTAATGGAATAGTATTGTTGCTGGCTTGTTTTATTTTTTTTTCAGGTTCGATTCCAGAAAATGAACCCATTTCGAAAGTTCCTAAGATAATATCAAGCGATATTGTTTGATTTTCTCTCAGAACAGTCATTTTAATTTTGTCTCCGGGTTTATATTTATCAAGGACAAACATCAAATCATTTGGTTTTTTGATAATATAATCATCAATACCAATAATGATATCTCCATAGGAACTACTTGTGACGTTTGTTGCATTATTATCAAATGGATTCTTTTTCTTAATTCCGCGCAATCCTGCAGCAAATGCGGGAGAAGTATTTGGAACATCTAATACAATTACTCCGTTTTCAATAAATGGAACTCCTGACTTTTCAGCCTCTTTTCTTGATGGATTTCTTTCAAGATATGAAATACCAAGAACTGCTCTTTGCACTATACCATTTTGAATAATATTATCAACAGTCTCTTTTACTATATCAACAGACAAAGCAAAACTTACACCGGATGAAACACCCATTCCAAGTGTAGCAGTATTAACACCAATTAGTTTTCCAGAAGAATCTACAAGAGGTCCTCCTGAATTACCTGGATTTACAGCTGTATCCGTTTGAATAATATGTTTAATCTTTCTACCAGTAGGAGCAGTCATTTCACGATTTTTTCCAGAAATAATACCAGATGTAAAACTATGATCTTGTCCAAATGGATTACCAATTGCAAAAGAAGATTGCCCTATTTTGACATCAATCTCTTTACTGAGTTCAATAGGTTTTAGTGTATAACCATCAGAAGGTGATACATCAAGTTTTAAAACGGCAATATCTTTGTCGGGGTCAATTCCTGTAAGTTTTGCAGTATATTCCTTTACAACTCCTTCTTTGTTTACAAGAGAAACTACAGCATTATCTACTTTATTGATCACATGAAAGTTTGTTACAATATGTCCTTCTGTATCCCATACAAAGCCAGTTCCAACACCTTTGGGAATACCTTTTGTATCAACAGACAATTGTTCTGCGACATTTTTATATTCCGTACTGATATAACATACAGATGGTGCCAAATCTTCAAAAAGTTTAATTCTTACATTTTCATCTTCATATAATGCATTTGCATTTTTTACAAATTGTGTAAGAGTTGGCATACCAACTAAAACTGATTTTATGAGATTTCTCCTGTCCATTTGCATATTGATTGCAAATTGATTAGAACCTTGTCTATTTTTTATAGATTGTGAAAATGAAGATGCCATCGGCATTGTTGGAAAAATATACCCATAAGCACTATTAATTAATAAAAATACTGTAAATGAAAATTTTGATATCATAAACGCTATATAGTATATATAGATAAACTTTAAGCCAAAATTATTATATTGAATATTTTTTGAATAGTTTTATTGAATGATGAATATTTTTTGAATAGTTTTAGAAGTCTGCATCCAATGCAAATTTTCTAAGTTCAGAATGTTCTTGTTTACTACCAATATTTGCTTTACTATATTGAGATACTCTGCTTTCGAAGAAATTCGATTTTGTTTCAATCGAAATTCTTTCCATAAAAGGGAAAGGATTTTTGACATTCCATAGTTTATCATATCCTAATTGTGTAAGCAATCTATCAGCGACAAATTCAATATAAATTGACATCAATTCGGCATTCATACCAAGCATTGAACATGGAATACTTTCTGTAATAAAGTTCTTTTCAACTTCAACCGCCTCTCTAATAATATTATGAACTACTTCTTGTGAAAGTCTATTTACTATTTTAGAATATAGTAATACAGCAAACTCTACATGTAGACCTTCATCTCGACTAATTAGTTCATTTGAAAATGCAAGTCCAGGCATTAAGCCCCTCTCTTTCAACCAAAAGATACTACAGAAAGCACCACTAAAGAATATTCCTTCTACAACTGCAAATGCAATAAGTCTTTGTGCAAAACAAGATTCTTTATCATTAATCCATTTGAAACACCAATCAGCTTTCTTTTTAATACAAGGAATGTATTGAATTGCATTTAATGCTTCGTGTTTTTCTTGGGAATCTTTGATATAAGTATCAATCAATAAAGAATACGTTTCAGAATGAACATTTTCCATAGCAATTTGAAATCCGTAGAAGAATTTGGCTTCAAGAACCTCTACTTCGTTGAGAAATCTTTCTCCCAAATTAATATTAACTATTGTATCACTTGAACTAAAGAAAGCTAAGATGTTTTTGATAAAGTTTCTTTCATTATCGGAAAGCTTATTATAATCATCGATATCTTTACTTAAATCGATTTCAGCAGGTAGCCAAAACGCACTAAGTTCTTTTTGATACATATCCCACATATCAGTATTGATAATTGGATAAATTGTAAATCTATCAGAAGGTACTAAAAGAGGTTCTTGATTTTCAGCCATGACTTATAATAATATAATATTTTTTATATCATTTTTTATATTTACATCTATTACGAAGAACATAGTTCACACATTTCAACTCCATTCTGTTCAATGCATTTCATTTTTCTTTTGGCAAATTCTGGGTCAATTGTAAACTGTTGAGTTTTTGCTTTGGGTCTTGTTCGCAGATAATATGAACCCGTTTTAAGACCTTTTGAATGTGCATAAAAATGCATAGATGACAATTTCTTAAAATCTGGATCTTCCATAAAAATGTTCAAACTTTGTGTTTGACAAATATATCTACCTCTGTCAGCTGACATATCAATTACATTTCTTTGTTTAATTTCCCATACAGTTTTGTATAGTTCTTTCATATCATCTGGAATATTTGGAATATTTTGAATACTACCTTCGTTCAAAATGATAAGATCTTTCATGTCTTTGTTCCACAAACCTTTTTCAATAAGATCTCTAATTAGATACTTATTTATAACAATAAATTCACCACTTAATGTTTTTCTTTGAAAGATATTATTTGTAAATGGTTCGAAACTTTCATTGAATCCCATAATTTGTGAAGTTGATGCAGTGGGCATTGGAGAAATCAGAAGACTGTTTCTCATACCATATTCCATAACATCTTTTCTCAAAGATTCCCAGTCATATCTATCAGAAGGTTTTTCATCCCATAAATCAAATTGAAACAAACCTTGTGAAATAGGGCTTCCTTCAAATGAAGTATATGCACCAGGATATTTTGAATCTAACATCTTTCCTTCAAATTCATTAATGTAATTTTCAATCGGAAAATCTTCTTCTTTATTCAAAAACTTTCTGATTACTTCTCCTCTTTTCTTAGAAAGTTCCATTGAAGATTCGACTGCGGCGTGATAAATTGTTTCGAAAATATTTTTGTTAATCTCCTTGGCCTCATCACTCTCAAAAGGATGTTTCATAAGAATAAAAGTATCAGCCAATCCCTGAACTCCGATGCCAATAGGGCGATGCTTCAAGTTTGAAACACGAGCTTTATCAAGTGGATAAAAGTTATTATCAATTACTTTATTAAGATTCTTAGTGATGACTTTAACAATTTCGTGCAATTTTTCATAATTGAAAACACCATCTTCTACATAAGATGGAAGACAGATTGATGCAAGATTGCAAACACCAGTTTCTTCTGGTGAAGAATAAATCAAAACCTCTGCACAAAGGTTGCTGGACTTGATTGTTCCAAGATTCTTTTGATTACTCTTTTTATTAGCAGCATCTTTGTATAAAATATAAGGAACTCCTTGTTCAATTTGTGCTTCCAATATCTTAAACCATAGTTGTTGAGCATCAATTTGTTTAGTGTATTTTCCTTCATTTTCGTATTTCTCATATAGAGCTTTAAAGTCATCTCCATATACATCACTCAGTCCTTGACACTGATCTGGGCACATAAGAGACCATTTTTCATTATTTTTCACTCTTTCCATAAAGAGATCACATACCCACAGTGCAAGAAAAAGATCTCTGCATCTATCTTCTTCATTCCCATGATTCTTTTTTAATTCCAAGAAAGCTTCAATATCAGTATGCCAAGGTTCAAGATAAACAGCAATGCTTCCAAGTCTCTTTCCTGCTTGGTCAATATATCTCGCAGTATTATTAAAAACTCTCAACATAGGAACAATACCATTTGATTTACCATTTGTTCCCCTAATATGACTTCCTTTGCCGCGAATCTGATGAATGTGGATTCCAATACCACCTGCATATTTAGAGATTAACGCAAGTTCTTTCAAGGTTTCAAAAATTCCTACAACACTATCTTCATTCATACTTGAAAGAAAACAGCTACTCAATTGAGGTCTGTTTGTTCCAGCATTAAAAAGTGTAGGAGTAGCATGTGTAAAATACTTATTACTCATCAAGTCATATGTTTCAAGAGCATCTTTGATATCATCTTTGTGAATTCCTAAAGCTACGCGCATCCACATATGTTGCGGTCTTTCAATAATTTTTTTGTTAATTCTCATCAAATAAGCTCTTTCAAGAGTTTTGAATCCAAAATAGTCAAACAAATAATCTCTATTGTAATCAATATAATTATTAAGTTTTTCTTTATTTTTCATTACTGTATCATACAGTTGTTCTGATACAAGAGGTACTTTATTTCCATGGATATCTGTATTATCATATAAGATTTGAATTGTTTCACTAAAAGAAGGTGATGTATTTTTATGATGATTTGAAATAATAATCCTTGAAGCCAAAAGAGAATATTCTGGGTTTTCAATAGAAAGACTACTACACATATATGCAGCAAGTTCATCCAATTCCATTGTATTTACTCCATCATAAATACGAGAACATACTTTTTGAGCTATCTCTGAAACATCAATTGTTAGATCATTTGATAATTTACTAAGACGATTTAGCACTTTATCAAAGCTGACATTTTCATATTGTCCTGATCTTTTAATGACTCTCATAGTGTTGCTTATACACATTATACTAATTTATGTTTTATATAATTTTTTTGTGATATGATAAATGATATAAAGTTGTATTATATACAATATACAATTGTTATGTCAAGAACATTGCGACTATTTATCCTTACTATTTTACTATGTGAAACATTATCATATAATTGTCATTCTTCAATTTTTAATAGAAGAAATTCTTTAAAACTTATTGGAGCATCCACGTGTAGTTTGCTCATCAAAAAATCTGCGAATGCAGAAATCAAACTAAGAGAAGTTCCTAATCCAGAAAATGGAAATGGAAATGAAAATAATGAAAATAAAGATAACCCTCCTTTGACACCTGAAGAAATGGAAGAATATCAAAGGCTTCTCAAAGAAGCTGAAAAAATCAAGGGAATAATTGATGCGAATAAAAGGGCTTTCCTCGAAGAAGAAAAAGGATTTAAAGAAAAACTAAAACAATCTGCTACAAAATATATATAAAGATATTTACATATATGTATACAATGAATATTGTACTTAAATTCCTCCTATTTGTGAATATATTCACTGCCTCGTTTGGATATAGTGTTATTCCAAATGTTACCACTAAGCTAAGAAATAGTAATAATAAAATCACTATGTCTTTGAATGATAATATCGATAGAAGAGATGCTCTGAAACTTCCTTTTAAAAGTATTGCTCTTTCATCTCTCGGCTTGTCTATCACAAGACCTTTTCTCAGGAATGCACATTCTATTCCTGTAGCGGAAGATTATTGGACAAAACATAATGGTGCATATACTGAAGATGAAATTAAAGATTATGAAAAACTTCCATCAGGTCTTCTTTTCAAGGAAATTGAAAAAGGAACTGGTAAAGAAGCAAAAGATGGTGATATGGTAACAATTAATATGGTTAGTTATATCTATGAAACTGGTGAAAAATGGTGTAATACTTATAAAGGTATTCCTTATTATCAATCAACTCTAAGAGCTGGAAAAAGAGAAAATCAAAAATACATGAAAGGGCTTAATGAAGGTCTATTGAATATGAAAGTTGGTGGGAAACGTATCCTTGTAATTCCAGCATATCTTGCTTATAAATATACAGAAATTATGTCAGAAGTAAATCCTGATGTAGCTATTATTCCAGGAGGATCATCTCTTGTATGCTATGTAGAAATGGTAGAGATTGGGAAAAAATAATTTATTTTTGAGGCTTTTTGTAAATATCAAAAGTCCAAGATGAAACATTGTTGTTTTCATCGCGAATAATCTTTAATTGTTTAAAACAGTTATCATTTACTTTACATCCATAAATGAATTCACTTCGCTCTCCTTTTTTAATATGAATAGGAAGACCGCAAATTAAGTTATCTTCCCATACTTTACAGACATCTTTATTTTTATACTCAAATCCATTAAAACCTATAGGAAAGAGATATTTTACTTCTTCAAATGAATAAGAATATTTATCAGATGGACCATAAGACCATCTTTCTCCTTCCCAACCATATAAAGAGTTTAACAATTTATCAGCAGTATCATATTGATTACGTATTCTTATGTTACATCCTTCATCTCTAAATGGTGTTATCTGTATTGATGATAATTTACCTAATATATCTTTTTCTTGTTTTTCATAAGTATATTCTGATATAATCATAGAACGACATTTTTGATCAAAAAAATTAAGTTCATGAAACTGCTTTGGTATATTTTCACTTAATCCTTCTAATAAACTTTGACCACCAAAACCACCTGGAAATAAAAATTTCTCATCCCATTTATCACCTCTTTTAAGATTAATTATAACCTCTGTATCGGAAAAACGAAGTCCTTTTCCTTTCCAGATTGCTTTATCACATTCTTCAAAAGATATATCATATACTACATTCGGTATTACTAACATAGGTTTATCTAAATTAGAAATATCATACCATTTAGATGTTCCACCCCATGTTCCTGTAAAAGTATCCTTGAAAATATTCCATAAATATTCTGAAATCGTATTATCTCGTTCTGTTGATCGTGATAGCATTTTTGTTTTTGATGATAATGAAAACGGTTTATTTATATTTTTATTAGAAAACATTGAAGGTAAGTAATGATAATTGTAATTATAATTTATAGGTTGTAGCATTTATTATATAATATGGTTACATTTTTAAGTGTAAAAAGGGTAAAAGGAGAAGGATGTGGATATTTGGAAATGTAAGGGATGATTTTGGAATTATTTACTTTTTTTATTAGTCTTCTTGGCTTTCTCCCTCAAGCCATAATTTGACAGCTTTGTTGATATTATTTCTACAATAAGGGCATTTCTTCCTTTCGCGAAACAAATCATTGTTGTAACACTTCAAACAAACAGTATGACCACAAGCAAATGCAATATGATTATGCTCTCCACCATAAGTATAGTATTCTTCGCATATTCCACATTTAGATTTTTCTTGTGTAGAACGAAGCTCTGTAATATTTATTTTGGGAAGATGATTTGTAATAGAATCTAATGAATGCATCTCACTGTTATCATCCATCAAAGACTGAATTACAAACTTAAGAGCAATTGCATTATAAGCATGCTTATTTGCTTTTTTCTTCCAACTTTCAATACACGATTTGCATTTTGAACATTTGGAATGATTAGAACATAATTTCCAAACATTTCTTTGTCCTTGAAAAGGTTCACCACTCATTGTTTGTTAATTTATTTTTTATAAAATATTTCATTTTTTTATTTATAATGATAAAAATATATATAAAACATTCTTATTTATAACAATAAAATGCTTAAAATATTAAATCTAATTATATATTCAAATGATTACGAAGAATACATTAGTATGTACAATTGTCTAAATAATTTTTATAAAATATATGAAAATTGCGATGATGTATATGTCAAAACATTTTTCTTAAAAAACATTGATATGGAGGAAGAGTATAGACTTGAAGATAATATTTTGTATTTTAAAGGTGAAGAAAGCCTGGCTCCTGGTATTATTAATAAAACTTTATCAGCATTTGAATACTTTCAAAAAGAATTAGATAATTATGATTATATTGTAAGGACAAATATAAGTACTTTGATTGATTTTAAAATGTTAGCACAAGAGTTAATAAATAATCCAATAGATTTCTACGGCGGTGGTAATAAACAAAATCTACAATGGATTGGTGGAGGAATTAAAGATAGCACATGGTTTGGAACAAATTATATAGAGGGGACTGGTATAATTTTAACACCAAATGCTGTAAAATTTATTATTAACAATATAAACTATGTTAAAAGAGAACTTGTAGACGATCTTGCAATAGCTATTTTTATGAGAGAACACGCATCAGAAAAAGAAGTACAAAATATGAGAAGAAACGGCTATGTATATGTTCCATGTTTTTTTAAATATAGTTCCGAAATTATGGTAATAAAAGATAAGATTAGAGAAATGATTAAACAAAATAAAATAATATTCTATAGAAACAAATGTTGTAATGTTCGCAAATTTGATGCAATTCAAATAAGTATTATAGCAGATGTTCTCAAACAAATATAAGAATATATTATATATATAATGTAATGCGTAAATGGATTTCGTATCTTGTGATTTGGATCAAGAATTGGGGAAACAACTTTTTCAAATAGCTCATGTTGTTGAGTATGTAAATAAAAATGATAAAAATAATAAAAATATAGTGTTTAAAAAAGACGTTGATGATGAATTATTTGCATTATTATTTAATAATAAATTTAATCTTTTGACAGAAGAAGAATTTAACAAATCAAATGTTCATTTACTTAATGATTGTCCTTATTCTTTTGATTTCATTTCTGAAAAAACACGAAAAAAAATGCAATATTTTATATATTTAAACGATGACTATATGTATACAGCGTATATAATGTATAATGATATAAAAAAGTTTTTTGATTGCGAAAATGACGATAACTATGTAGTAATCTACTGCAATGACAATAAATATGAAAAATTTATTAATAAAGCTTATAAGGAAATCGGGGTAAAAAATATTGTTAATTTTGGAGAATCAACATATTCATTGCAAGAATATAAGGTTAAGTGTCAAAACAAATACATTCAACTCATTCTAATGTCATTCTTTAAAAATCACATTTGTACCGAGATGTATGAATCCGAATGGGCGGCATATATAAGTAATTATAATGATAAAAAGATTATAAAAAATGATGTATGATATTTAATATATGATTATCCTTCTTTTATAGGAAAAGAAAATGACACAAATAAACATTGATATATTTTCGTTAGTTTTATCAAACTTAGATGCTTTTGAATGCTCTATCTTTAGTACGACATCCAAAGAATCTCTTAAATTGGTAAAAGATAAATATTGTTCTATATATGATACAGCATCTGACTTAAAAATATTACCTTCAAATATTTATGAAATGATTCATAAAAGTGATTTTACATTATATACATTTCATAAATTACTAACAAATGAAATATCAGTTAATATAATTAAAAATATATCAAATGATAAAATATGTGCAACGGTTAAATTATTTCAAATCATAAACATTAAGACATTATCTCAAAAAACAGAAAATTTTATTAAGAAAAATATCTGGATATATTTTGAAAAACTATATCTATTAAGACATTCTGAAGAATATTTAAACAACAAAATTATGATATATATTTATACTCTACGTGTAACTGACTTATATTGGTATAGATCAAATATTAATCCATTCTTTCTTATGGAAAATATGATATTACTATTAAGAAATGAATACAATAAAACAAAGTTTTGTAATTTCGATGATTGGTTTGATAATAAAATACAAAATACAATTAGTACTTGTAGTTATATGATAAATATTGCAAATGTTTCCAAAAATATAATAACTAAATGGTATTGTACATTGGTATTATATAATTATATCATATATGTAATAAAAAATAATTATTATAATGATGATATAAAACCATCATTTCATTTCTTTGCAGACAGAATGAAACTATTCAAAGACAATATGAATACACTGAAAAATAAGAATGTTTATTTCAAAAAAGAAATATTTGAAACATTTGATGAATTTCAAGAAATATATAATAACAGAATAATGACAAAACTATTACAAACTATTTAGAACTCTTTGTATGCCATCAAAATCGTTACCAACAATTTCATTTCTAATAATATGATTATTTATTATAACTGTCATTGGTACACTCGCAACCTGTATTCTATCATCTTGACATAAGGCTTCGTTGACATCAACATCTGCTGCATAAAAAGATACATCTTGATAGTTGGATTCCAAATTAATAATTTGTGGTTTTAATTTTTTACATGGCCCACACCATGATGCACCAATATACAATAAGGTTTTTCCTTCTTTTTTTAAAATAGAGTCAAGAGTAATATCTTCGCTTAATTGAATCATTATTGTATAATAAATATTCTTAATATATTCTTTATATCTACTTCGTATTTACAAGAAATGTTTTTCACATAAACCCACATTTTCTACACAAGAACCATTTTTCCTTATGTAAGAGACTGTCTGTATACAAGTATCAGCCAAATCATCTTTCTTTTTGTGAGATTTAAAGAACTTTATCAATTCTTCGCAATCTCTAATATAATATGAACATACTTCAATTGCATCTGATTTATTATATTTATATTTCTCACGACGGTCAAGTGTATAATTTAAACGTTTTGAAGATGGTTCAAAAGAATGATTTTGTAGTTTTAATGAAGGATTTATTAAAATAATCTCCCCAACTTTGCTTTCCCAATGTTTCAAAAGGCAAAAATATGAATATATAAGATACTGAATAGTTTTCATAATACCATTTAAATTAGAAGGCTGATTTTCTATGATAACATAATCTATGTTATGATGTTCTATCGACTGCAATTTTCCTACAAGATTATCTAATTCACAAAATAATGATTCTGATATACTTGTTACTCCTTTAATCTGCTTTTTGGATTCTGCGAGAGTTATTATACCCCAATCTATTATATCAATAGATGATTCATCTGATGTTAATATACAATATGCGAGATTCTTTACACCAATATCAAAACTAATGTATATCATATATATAGAGTTTATTGTTAAATATACTTTAAGTAGATATAATGACAATAAACGAGTTGCGCCAACATAGATTTCTTAATATGGCAATATTTGATCACGTAGCTGTATCAATATTTGCATTTGTAATATCTATTCTTATGTGGAGAAATCCACTTGAAATGAAACAAAAAGAAGAAAGAGGATATTTACAATTTATTTCCCTATTTGTTCTTATGAACATAATGTTAATAGGGATTGGAGTAATTTTTCACAGACTTTTTGGAATACAATCTGCTTTATCTGGATATCTTGGGTTAAATGACATACCCGTTAGATAAATGTTTGATTTATTTTTTTAGTTATTTCTAATAAACAGATGAACAAAATTTTAATATTTTTTTATTTAACTGTATTAGCACAGTCTTTCTTAATTCCTTCTAATACAATAAATATTAAACCAAAAGGATATAAGATATGTCTTAATACAAAATGCCTGATGAATAATAATAATTACAATGATAATATTCATAACAAAACAATTTCTTCATCAGCTTTGATATTATTACCAAAACCTATACCATTATTATCATTTGATGATATATTTTTGAACTTATATAGTATCAAGAAAATATATATATCAAAAAAGAGTGATATGATGATAGTAGAATTTCAAAACAAGACTGGTATTTATTACATAAAACGTTCGCAATTTGAAAAAATGGCAATTATACTTACACATTTTAGAAATAATATAGAATATGTTGATGATTTACTAATGATTATGAATCAAATAAGAAAAAAAACATATAAATCTGAAGCAGATTTAATTAATGATACGATAAATGAAAAACTAAAACTACACAATATAACAGGAAAAAAATAAGAGGTTAAGGGTACTACTTGTAACATAATATAATATGGTTATATCTGAACTAACTGTGAATAGAAAGATACAAATATGTATAGGAGTTAATTTTTTATTATTATTGATGATATCTTGTTTTATTGGTAATTTTGCAGATAATAAATTGCTAAGAGTTGGATATTCAAAAGATTTAATAGTAATGGGAATTGTTATAGATACTCGGAAATTGAATTCAATTATATATGAATACGCGAATCCAATAATGTATTTTAATGTATTTAATGTAGATAAAAAGGTCATTACAGACTTCAAAAGAATAGAATTACAAGTATATGCGCAAAGCTTATGGTTTTTGACAACTGTAAAAAACGGTCTGATGGTTCTTGTAGCAATTACACAAATAGATATTACAATATGTAAAATAATATATAGTGAGATTGCTATAGCAATTGTTATATATAAATTATTAAAAAATAAAACTTTTGTAATGCAAAGACATGATAGAGATGATCTAAATTTATTTCAAAATGTGCAAGAATAATGAAAAAGAGTACATAACTTTGTTTTTATGAAAATTTATAAAAATATTTTTAAAAATCATGATTTTATATTTCGTATGTACTCTTTTCAATTTACTTGGGATAAATTATTTCGGAATCTTGGATATTTATTACAAATAAACAAAAAGAGTACATAACTTTATTTTTTTCAGATTTTTAATAAAAAGTTTTTAAAAATCATGATTTATATTTCGTATGTACTCTTTTACATTATTTTATTTATAAATATATTATACTCTTTTTCACAATTATCACACATTTGGTCTCCAAAGAATCTTATCATTTTTAATTTTTTACAATCTAAACACCTTGTTACATTTTTACTTAACAAAATATCATCGTGAATTCTTATAGGCATATTAGTTTTACTCTATTATATATGATACATATTTACATATTCATATATCATAAACGAGATCATCTTTTGCATTCTTTATTAGGTCTTTAATGGAATTGAGAACATAGTTATATTTCCTATTATCGGTCTTATCATAGATTACTACAAGCTTGTTTTTTATGCTTTTGAATACATCTTCATCTTTTATTTCTTCTGAAAGCTTTATTTCATTATTGTCACAATAAAGTAATAAAACGTTTGCATTTTCTTTTATGAGCTTTGAAGATAATATTCCAATGTCTTTTTCTTGCCAGTTGTTATCTTCCAATACTTTACATTTGTTTTCTTTTGTATAAAGAATGTTATTATTCTCTGGAAAGTCTTTATCAAAATGTTTACGTTCAATGTATTTTGGAATAGTATGAATACCAGACTTTAACATTTTGATAATTTCATCTTTTGTAATATGATCCAATCTTTCGTTACCAAAGTTATTAATAATAATATTATTCTGGTTCTGTATATTATTCTGGTTCTGTATATTATTCTGGTTCTGAATATTGTTTTGATTCTGAATATTGTTTTGGTTTTGAATTATATTTCGATGATTAGGTTCTCTTGCATGTATAATACTTCTTGCTTTACATTTGTTTGTCTTTATATGTTTAGATTTTGCAGATCTTGTTGTGAAAGAAATCATGCATCTGGAACAAGTTAATTCATCTAAACCTCTACACTTTAGTTCATGTGATATTAAATATCTCATAGACTTGTATTTTTTATTACATTTCTTGCAAAAAAATTGTGGGCTAACATTTTCACCGGATGGGCTAACATTTTCACCGGATGGGCTAACATTTTCACCGGATGGGCTAACATTTTCACCGGATGGGCTAACATTTTCACCGGATGGGCTAACATTTTCACCGTTTTTGCTACTTTTGCATTTTTCGATAATAGCACAATGTTTATTACGAATATGCTTTTTTAAATTAAAACTTCTATCAGAAAAGTAGGTACAAAAATAGCATTTGAAAAAATTCATTGCTACTTTTTGCTACTCTGATTATATTAAGGTAAGAAAATAACTTTATAAAATGCTACGTTCCAGACCATTTTTTACTACTTTACCCCCCTCTCTCTCCCCCCTTTTTCTCCTAGGACTTTTCAAAAAAGGCTGTTTTTTCTTGATTTTTTAGTTAACTGCATTTTTTGTGAATATCTTTCAGTTTTTTCATATATATTTCATTTACTTCTGTTTTTGTCAATGAACGTGGACATTCCGATTTAACCAAATCTAATAAAGTATCATCATAATATTCATAAAAATCTTTTGCTACTGGCTTATGACATGGTCTGATTCCAAATAATAATTCTATGATTTTTTCTAATATTCTCCAGATTCCAATACCATCATAAATATAATTAGTGTAATTATTAATTACTCCAAACTTAACGGATGAATCTACTGAATGATGATATGAATGTTCATTGTGTGACATTATTAAACCATAACTTTGTAAAAATCTGACAAATGCATTATTTTCACAATCTCTTTGATGTGTTAATTTATGTAAATAGTTAGATAATGTTGTTACTATGAATATAGTTATAAAAAGTATATAATATTTTAATACAATTTTCTTATTTAATAAATATATAATACATAATATTGTAAATGTTACAACTAATGTTATTTTGATATTATCAAAAAAATCAAAAGTTACGATAGAACGAGGGTAAAAGTGATGCATGGAATTATCTAATGCAATATTTCTAATAATAAGATTGCTTGAATTAAAATCAAAATATGTATCCTCAAGCCAATGAAACCAAGCGACTAAAAAGTCAGCAATAAAATAACCTATGATGAATTGAATTACAAAAGATATAATGTTTTTATTATAATACATCTCTTATTAAAAATAAATATTTATTCCATAGTATATTAAGAATCTTCATCAATTAGTTCATCCTTAGCATTCTTTATTAGGTCTTTAATGGAATTAAGAACATAGTTATATTTCCTATTGTCGGTCTTATCATAGATTACTACAAGCTTGTTTTTTATGCTTTTGAACACATCCTCATCTTTTATTTCTTCCGAAAGCTTTATTTCATTATTGTCACAATAAAGTAATAGAACGTTTGCATTTTCTTTTATGAGCTTTGAAGACAGTGTTCCAATGTCTTTTTCCTTCCAACTATCATCTTCCAATACTTTACATTTGTTTTCTTTTGTATAAAGAATGTTATTATTCTCTGGAAAGTCT